TAGCAACCGCTACTCACGTCCCCGGGATGGAAAGAATTAACTTTCTACCCCCATCTCGGACTTCGCACAAGAACCCCTCGGGCCTATTACCCACCGTAAGGTGCGTTGTTAGGAAATGGAAACATTCTGTCGAATGTTGTCCTCCGAAGTGCTATCATGGTGAATATTCCATGATACCCTTTATGTTAGGATCCTTGTATTAAATTACAAGGAGCAGGTAGAAGGTTAGCGCCCTTTAATCCACTCCAGGATCAAACCATGAAGTGTATAGATCTCTTTATTAAAATAATTGCTACAAATAAATATATTCATAACAATAATAAACAAAGGTCTAAAGGGCCAACTTGATATAAAGGTTACTTACGTAACCGTTATTTCAATTTGACTTTCTGGGCTCTAGCTCTAGAGAATCGTGCACCTTATCTCAAATTATGAGATAGGATTAACAGATTATACGCGACTCAAGGAAGTAGGAGAAACTTTCGTTTCGTTCATACTTACCTAAAAGAAGTTTATACTGTTATTCTTTTCCGTATGGCAGGAAGCGATTACAAACCAAAAGTTTGAATTGCTTCCAACCCTAGTGGAATTCCTAAGATTATACCTGCTGAGTTAAGAGATAAAATACTTAACGACAGACGGGTATTCATAGGATGTTTAACCCTTCTTGGAGTACATAGAGTTATTAAATGGTTCCCAAATATTGATTTATCAACTATTTTGGACCCCTTCAAAGGTACATCTAAAGTTTTATCAGATGATAAAATGAAGATAGCTTTGAAGGCTCTACGTACGCAAATTCCAGCTTACTTAATGAAAGTTAAGAAAGCAAAGTTCTTCCAGATTCTCTCTGCATCGCCGAATAATTCGGTAGCAATTGAGACTGTGATCGAGGATGCTTTAGCATTCCTTTATCATAGGGATTATGCGCTCGCGTTTATTAAATATCTTCTATTTAATAGAAGCTATTTCGTTCTCGCAAATTTCCTTACTATCATTGCTTTAGCGTGACCTTTAGTGGCTCTTGGGCCATTAAAGAATTCACTTAAAGCGATAGGTCGGATTGGTACAGTTAAAACTGTAGCAGGTAAAACCCGTATAATCGGGATTACCAACTTTTGAGTACAAACGGCGTTACGCCCCGTCCATGATGCTATATTTAACATCTTGAGACGGTTACCCACAGATGGAACTTTTGATCAACGAGCGGTTGTTGACCGACTGCTTGCGACAAAAGAGCCTAGTTTTAGCTCCTTTGATTTATCAGCCGCAACCGACAGGTTGCCGTTGGAACTTCAAGGGCAGGTCTTATCCACTATATTCGGAGAGAAGTTTTCTAAACTCTGAATAGATGTTATGAAGATCCCCATGTACTACGAAGGTAATACTCTATTGTATTCCGTCGGTCAGCCCATGGGGGCCTACTCTTCATGAGCAGCATTAGCGATAACTCACCACTACTTAGTATGGATCGCAGCTAAAGGTTATACCGATAGATACGCCATACTAGGTGACGATGTTGTTATGCATCCGTCTTATGGTGACGAATACCTTGGCCTAATGAAAGTATTAGGCGTAGACGTGAGTCTACCAAAATCGATAGTTAATTCTAACTATATCGAGTTTGCTAAGCGCCTCGTTAATACTGTTGGAGACGATTATAGTATTCTAGGGCCAGGGGCTATTACAGCCACAGCCAAGAATAATATGCTAAAACCTCTACTGCTTTATGAATCCTTTAAAAGAGGGTTGATAGAAGCACGAGATGTGACCGGTAAACTTCAATCTCTCAGACGTCAGTCTGATTTGATTGATTTTGGGATTAACCAGCTGTTTGGACCGAAAGGCCTCATTACAAAGGACCCCGTAATCGCACCGAAAGGTGGGAAAGTGGGAGGACTTTATATGAGTCAAGTTCCGGTCTCGTATTGACAATTTATAACAATGTCTGCTTATAAGCAGATAGTTATAGATCGACATACGAAGATGGTGGAAGAGTGCAAAGAGAAACTCCGAACCTACATTCAAACTGTATGGAATGAATCAGGTTGGGGTTGTTCCTCAATCCCGATGAAGATTTACCACTTCATCTTGCAATTGTTATCTCCTGAGTTTTGAGTACCTTTCTGTACTTACAGAAAAGGAGCTCAAGCTACTATCTCGCATAGTAAAATGGAGACGTGAGAAGGCCTGTTTGAACACTTTGAAGAAATGCATAGAATAGACTTTGCAAATCTCTCAAGGCAGGATATTAAGCAATCTATGGAATTGTTAAAATCACTTCGACGTTATATCGAACGTGATCTACACGATTTTGAGATTACGGAAGATCCATATACAGGAACTGTACACATTTGATAGTGGCAGTTGTCCGCCTCTGGAGTAGTAACCAGAGAGGTCGTGGTTAAGAACCACGACTCAGGGGCACTGTAGCTCTAAGCTCAGACTCCCGGCGGGGAGAGATCCGCCGCGTTACGATAAAATACATTTCTGTAGGGGTTCGTAACGATCCTAGAGGTGAAATTTCCT